ATGAGTAGATGGAAATATCAATGTTCCTTGCTATCTTATTATGATCCCTCTTCTAACTACTCTGTCGGTGATTACCTCATGGTATGGTCCAGGTTTTAATGGCCGCCTTACTGCGAGTGGATCTCGGTACAATCAAAACGGCCTTACTGCAGCGCACAAGACACTCCCCTTTGGTACACGCTTACGTGTATGTCTAAAGAGGTGTGCCGTGGTGACGGTCAACGATCGTGGTCCCTACGAATATGGTAGGGGACTTGATCTCAGTAAAGGTGCGGCTGATGTTATCGGTCTCACTGCCTCTGGCGTTGGACGAGTTAAAGTAACACGTCTTAACTAACTTCATGACTACTGCTATTGCAGCTCCACAGTCTCGGACTAACATCTGGGACTCTTACTTGAACTGGGTAACCAGTACAAACAACCGTCTTTATATCGGTCACTTTGGAGTCCTTATGATTCCNACACTGTTGGCCGCTGCTACATGTTTTATCATTGCATTCATTGCGGCTCCCCCTGTCGATATTGATGGCATCCGAGAGCCCGTTGCTGGGAGTTTAATGTATGGAAACAACATCATATCGGGAGCCGTCGTTCCGAGCAGCAATGCCATCGGACTTCACTTCTACCCAATTTGGGAAGCTAATTCACTTGATGAATGGCTCTACAATGGGGGTCCTTTCCAGCTCATCGTATTCCACTTCCTCATTGGCGTCTATGCTTACATGGGACGAGAGTGGGAACTTAGCTATCGACTAGGAATGAGGCCTTGGATTTGTGTTGCATACTCTGCCCCGGTGGCGGCTGCTACCGCTGTATTCCTTGTCTATCCCTTTGGCCAAGGAAGCTTCTCTGATGCTATGCCTTTGGGTATCTCGGGAACCTTCAACTACATGCTTGTCTTCCAGGCTGAACATAACATCCTTATGCACCCCTTCCATATGCTTGGAGTGGCAGGTGTATTCGGTGGGTCTTTGTTTAGCGCGATGCACGGCAGCTTGGTTACGTCTAGTCTTGTTCGTGAAACGACTGAAGAAGTATCTCAGAACTATGGATACAAGTTTGGTCAAGAAGAGGAGACGTATAACATCGTTGCCGCTCATGGCTATTTTGGACGTTTGATCTTCCAATATGCATCTTTCAATAATAGCCGTAGCCTTCACTTCTTCCTTGCTGCTTGGCCTGTTGTTGGTATTTGGTTTGCTGCTCTGGGCGTTTCGACCATGGCTTTCAATCTTAATGGTTTCAACTTTAACCAAAGCCTTGTCAGCTCTGAAGGGAAAGTGATCAACACTTGGGCTGACATTCTTAACCGAGCTGGTCTTGGTTTTGAAGTGATGCACGAACGCAATGCTCACAACTTCCCGCTAGATCTTGCAGCACACACTGCTCCTATCATTGGTTAATTATGGCACGCGCTAATCCTTTTGATCCGAAGGTGTCTTCGGTATCTGCTGTTCAATATGTCACCCCTACTGCAGGCTCTGCTGCGTTTGCAACTGCATACGGTGAGGCTAATCAAACGCTCGTTGAGATGAGCCCAAAAGGTGTTAAGGTGCAAGCTGGTACGCTTGACACCTGGCCCTAACCATTACTTGGACTGGAGGCACCTCAGAGTAGGACCTCCTTTTCTTTGGCTTAGGCCGGTTACGACCGATACCCTTTGCCATGACAGTCGGAGAGACGACAACAAAAAGACAACAAAAATTCTAAGCGCTTAGAGAGACTACGCAAACAACTCTCTCTTAAACTATTGTGGCTAACAGCATTGTAACTTCTGTCGGTACTATTAATAATACGTCCGGCACTCCTCTTGCTCTTGGTACTGCTTATGATACCAAGTACGCAACTTATCTGAAACTGTTCTCTGGCGAGATGTTCAAAGCCTATGAAGGCGCGACTATCGCTAAGGGTACTGTGCAGAGCCGTACCCTGAAGAATGGTAAGGCTATGCAGTTCATCTTCACTGGCCGTATGGAAGCGGCTTACCATGAGCCCGGTACTCCGATCCTGGGTAGTGGTGATCCTCCGGTGGCAGAGAAGACCATCGTCTGTGATGACCTCCTCATCTCTAGTGCATTCGTGTATGACCTGGATGAGACCCTGGCTCACTACAGCCTGCGTTCTGAGATCGCCAAGAAGATTGGTTATGCTCTGGCTGAGGCTTATGACAAGAAGATCTTCCGTCAGATCGCTAAGGCTGCTCGTGAAGCTCACCCCATCACTGCCGCTCCTGGTCCTGAGCCCGGCGGTTCTGTGATCCAACTCGGTGCCAACAAAGAGTATGATGCTCAGGCACTGGTTGACGCCTTCTTCGAGGCTGCTTCTATTCTCGATGAGAAGAACCTGCCCAAGCAAGGTCGTACCGCTGTTCTCAGCCCTCGCCAGTACTATGCTCTGGTGAGCCAAGTCGACAGCAACATCCTCAACCGTGACTTCGGTGCCTCCCAGGGTAACCTGAACAGCGGTGAGGGTCTCTATGAGATCGCTGGTATCTCCATCAAGCGTTCCAACAACCTGCCCTTCCTGGCTGGTAGCGTGTCTTCCGTCAACGGTGAGAACAACGACTACTCCGGTAACTTCAGCACCCACTGTGGTCTGATCTACTACAAGGATGCTGCTGGTGTTGTGGAAGCTATCGCTCCTTCTGTGCAGACCACCTCTGGTGATGTGTCTGTGATGTACCAGGGTGACCTGATCGTNGGTCGTCTGGCTATGGGCTGCGGTACCCTGAACCCCGCTGCTGCTATTGAGCTGCAGTCGGCTCGCTCCTGATAAAGGAGAGACATAATGGGACTCGCTACTGTTGATGGTGTTGGTGTAACTACTAGCCAAACCTATAATCAACGCCCTCCTATTGAGCCTGGTCGTGAAGGTGGTACGGTTGTTACCGTAACTCGCCTTGGTGGTGGTACTGGTCAAGTGGCTGGTACTAAAGCTACCACCGTTGACAACATCAATGGCACTGGCTGCACCCTTACTACTACTGTCACTGATGGTGTGGTTGATGGTCAGACTGTAGCTGCTGGTGGTGATGGCTATCGCGTTGGTGATGTGCTGTCGGTTGCTGGTACTACTGCTGCCACCTTCCGTGTTGACACTGTTTCTTATACCAACTAAGGTACTATCTAATGGCTAATCTTTCTACTGCTGCTGGTGGTAATGGTGTGGCTGGTAACGTTAACTTCGCTACCCGCACCGTAACTGGCGCATATGCTTCTACTTATACTGATAACGGCAACCTGGCTGTCTCTGACAACCACGCTGTTCGTCGTTCGGTATCCCGCACTCACGGTGGTGCTACCGCCTCTGGTGTGTTCTCGGAGACTCAGTGCCTCCGCTATGCTTACTCTGGTATTGAGTCCGATGTTCCGGCACTTGACGCCAGCCGTACTGCTGCTTAATTAGTATAAATGGGGATCCTTTCGAGGGTCCCTTTTTTTTAATTCTCTTATAACATCATTGTTATGCCGATAACCAATAACGCTCAGGCTGAGCTACAAGCTGTTAATGAAATTCTGGCGTCTATTGGTCAGGCGCCTGTTACCACCATCGAGGCACAGACCATCACGTATGAAGATGGTTCTACTGTCGAAGCTGTAATCAACCCGGAAGTTGCAATTACTTACGAGACTTTACAACAAGTCTCACGGGAGGTACAGGCAGAGGGGTGGACATTTAACCGAGAGGTTGAATACCCACTCACTCCCAACACTAGCGGTTATCTAGAGATGACTGGTAGTATGTTACAAATTGATCTAAGTACTACTGTTGCTAATAGTAACTATGACACTGTTATTAGGAACGGTAGACTCTATGATCGGATCGGCCACACTGATGTATGGGATACTACCAAGACCTATGAGGTAGATGTGGTGTGGTATTACGACTTTGCTGATCTCCCTCAGGTCTTTAGGGACTACATCACATCACGAGCTGCCACTCGTTGTGCCATTCGTCTTGTTGGTGATGTTAACCTTACCCAGGCTCTTGCTTCATTTGAGACGTGGCGTAGGGCTAACTGTCTTGAGTATGAATGCAACGAAGGGGACTACACTATGTTTGGCTTCAAACAAGGTGATGGATTCTACAACAGCTATAAACCATTCAAGGCTCTTGCACGATGACAGCAATCTCTCAACGTATACCTAACTTCATTGGTGGTGTTTCCCAACAAGCTGATGAGAAGATGCTGTTGGGTCAAGTCAAAGATGCTGTGAACTGCTACCCTGATATTACCCTTGGTATGCTTAAGCGTCCTGGTGGTAAGTTCATTGGTAGACTTGTTAGCCTTACTGCTAACACTGCCGATCAAACAGCATGGTTCAGTATGTTTAGAGATAACCAAGAGAAGTACATCGCTAATGTTACCTCTGCTGGTGTCGTTAAAGTATGGAACCTGTTGACTGGCTTAGCTGGTACTGTCACATACCTTGATGCTGGTAAGCAAGCGTCTATTGAAAGCTATCTCACAGCTACTGATTATCGTAGTATCAAAACTCTTACTATTAACGACTTCACCTATATCGTTAACAGTGAGAAGGTAGTTACTGCTAAGGCTGCACCACCATCATGGAATGCTAAGCGTCAAGCTACTATTATCATTGCTGGTGTTGAGAACGATGCTACTTATACAGTCAAGGTTGGTGGCTCTACTTTTACCTATACATCACCAGCACCTCCTGTAGCACCTGCAACAGCACCTACTGCAACCATTGCTATTGTTGCGGCTGGATTATCTGCTGCCATCACAAGTGGCTTTGCTACTAAGACAATCATCGATAACACCATCTACCTTACCTTTAGTTCAGATACTGATGTATCTGGCAATGCTGGTATTGATGGTAAGAGTATCCGTGTATTTCAGGATTCAGTAGACACATTTTCACGGCTACCTGAGCAAGCGAAGCATGGTCAAATAGTTAAAATCAACAACACTTCAGCTGGTCAAGATGACTACTACCTTAAGTTCATTGCTGATGATGTCACACTTGGTTATGGTAAGGGTTATTGGGAAGAGACAGTTGCACCTAACGTCAGTGAGGGCCTAAATGAGGCTACAATGCCTGTTGCATTGATCCGCACTAGTGTTAGCCCATTGACGTTTAGAGCCACCTTCCTGGACTCTACAACCTACTCAGATGGGTCAAATGTGACCATCCCCATTGATCCTACAAAGTTTGTACTTCAATGGGAGCCACGGTTGGTTGGGGATACTGAATCCAACAGCCACCCCTCCTTTGTAGATAACACCATCCAGGATATCTTCCTTTTTAACAATAGGCTTGGGTTCCTGACTGAAGATAATGTCTCCATGTCTCAAGCTGGAGATTACTATAACTTCTACCACAAATCTGCTACTACTATCACTGCTGCTGATCCCATTGATCTTAGCTGTGCAAGCATTAAACCAGCTACTGTTCGTTCAGTTGTACCAGTCACTCAAGGTCTACTCTTGTTCAGTGATAGCCAACAGTTCCTTATGGAAGCTGAGAATGGTGCTTGGACTCCTGCTAACTGCTCTATCAGTACTATCGCTAACTATGAATGCGATCGTTACATTAAACCAATTGATCTCGGTTCTACTGTCTTGTATGTTAGTAGGAACCAGAGTTGGTCTAGAGCATTTGAGATCTTTGTTAGAGGGCAACGAGAAACACCTAGCGTAACTGAGACCACTAAGATTGTTCCTGAGTGGATGCCTAATGGTATTACAGATACCACTGGTAGTGCTCAGAATGGCCTGTGGGTGGCCTCTAGTAGAACTTCCCCCTACGTGTATATCCATAGGTACTACGAGCAGGGTGAAGAGCGTCCTATGGCTGCTTGGGTGAAGT